AGACTAATGGAGTGCCCTAATGTGTTTATGATATTTATATCACCATCAGGTAAAGGCCTAAAGTGCGTGATTAAGATACCACCATCTGATAAATTCACACATAAGAGACGCTTCAAGGCTTTTCAGGAGTTTATTGATAGTGATTACTTTGATGCTAGTAGCTGTAATGTTAGCAGGGTATGCTTTGAGTCTTATGATCCTACAGCCTATATAAATTTAGATGCTGAGGTATTTAATCTTATAGAAGAGGAGAAAGGGCATAGCTCATTTGAAAGGGTGCCAGTGCTACCAATGACTAATGAGGCTAATATCATTGAGAATATCATGAAGTTTAACCATGGTGATATATCAGGTGGTAGAAATAATTGGGTATTTAAAGTAGCTAACTGTTTTTGTGAGTATGGCATTAGTGAGAATACTGCTAAATTTTACCTTCATCAATATAGTGCTAAGGACTTTACTCAAATAGAAATTAATACCTGTGTAGGATCTGCTTATAAGAACCCTAATAAAGGCACTAAGTATTTTGAGGATAAAGAAACTATTTTAAAGGTAAGGTCAAAACTAAAAGAGGGTATCTCCCCTGGTGATATCTCTAAGCAATTAGATATTAAGCCTGATGTGGTAGAGGATGTTAAAAAAGATGTGGCTAATAGTGAGGATGTATTCTGGTCCATTAGTGATAAGAAAGTAGTTAGTGTAGATCCTATGAGGTATAGAGATTTTCTGTACAAATACGGCTTTAACAAATACTATCCTGAACGCTCAGAGAAACCCACCTTTGTGAGGGTAATAGAAAATAAAGTTAATCTATCCTCAGTGGACCAGGTAAAAGATTTTGTCTTAGCCTACCTAATGAAGCAGAAGCAGGTGGATGTATGGAACTACTGTTCTAAAAGTCCCTACCTATTTACAGATGGCCACTTATCTATGCTAGAGCCTATTGGCTTAATGATGCTGCAGGATACTAAGGATGTGAGCTTTATACCTTATCGTAATGGAGTGGTTAAGATTACTAAGGATAAGATAGATATTGTGCCCTACATTGATATAGATGGCTACATATGGGATAGGCAAATTATTGATAGAGATTACAAGCCAACTAAGAGCATAGAAAATGACTTTAAGAGCTTTGTATCTAAAGTATCTGCAGATGATGAGCAGAGGGTGAATGCCTTAGAGACTACCCTAGGATATCTACTCCATACCTACAAAGATAAAACAGATCAGAAGGCAATAATCTTTAATGATCAGGAAATAGATGATAATCCTAATGGAGGTAGTGGTAAGAGCTTAGTGCTAACAGCCATAGGTAAGATTAGAAATATAGTTAAGATAGATGGTAAAGCATTTAACCCTCAGAAGTCAGACTTTGTTTATCAAAGGGTAAATTTAGATAGTCAGATCCTGGCCTTTGATGATGTAAAAAAGAACTTTGACTTTGAGCAGCTATTTAGTTTAATATCAGAAGGGATAACAGTGAACAGAAAAAATAAGGATGAGATCTTTATCCCATTTGAACGCTCCCCTAAGATTGTAATTACTACCAACTATGTGATAAGTGGTGCAGGTGGTAGCCATGATAGGAGAAGGCACGAAATAGAGTTTAATCAGTACTTTAATGCTCAGCGAAACCCACTAGATGAGTACGGTAGGTTATTATTTGACAGCTGGAGTGTGGTAGATTGGTTAGTATTTGATAACTACATGATTAGTAACCTGCAGAAATTCTTATCAATGGGCCTTGTTAAAGCTGTAGCTATCAATGCTAATGACAAAAGGTTTATCTCTTCTACAAATAAGGAGTTTTATGATTACGCTATTGAGGGCAACATTACACTAGATGCTATGCACTATAACAATACTTCTATTCAGGACTTTCAGACATTTACAGGAGGATGGCATGATCTAAATACACAGAAGTATTTAAAGTGGGTTAATGAGTACTGTAAGTTTAAGGGGTACAATTTGAAAAAAGATAGGAATGTAGGAGGTAGATACTTTATTATTACTAAGATATGATACAGATAACCAACGAAGATAACATGAAACTTATGGCTCGCTATCCTGATAAGTATTTTGATTTGGCTATAGTTGATCCTCCTTATGGAATTAATATTAATGTTTCAATGGGTAGAAGAAAAGGAGATAAAAAAAGTAATTATCATAAATTTGAAGGTAATGATAGTTCAATACCAAATCAATATTATTTTAATGAATTATTTAGGGTATCAAAAAACCAAATAGTATGGGGTGGTAATTACATGACAGATTATTTAACACCATCTTCTTGTTGGTTATTATGGGATAAAGGATTTAGTGAAGATGTTACCTTTGCACAATTTGAAATGGCTTGGACTTCATTTAAAAGCAGCTGTAAAAAATACGATTTTAATGCTGCCGCTAATACAAACAGAATACACCCTACCCAAAAACCAGTAGCACTTTACAAATGGCTATTAGACAAATACGCAAAGCAAGGAGATAAGATACTAGATACTCATTTAGGCAGTGGCTCAATAGCAATAGCCTGCCATGATTTTAAATTTGACTTGACAGCCTGTGAGCTTGATAAGGAGTATTTTGACAAAGCAATGGAAAGAATTAATAATCACATGGCACAACAAAAACTTTTTTAATGAACAAAGAAAACAAAGCTAGACTAAAAGAGCTAGAAATTAAGTACATGTCCTACAGGTACCCATCAGCACCAGGGCACATCATACCACTAACTAAGTACAGTGATGCTACAGCTAATGGCTTGACTAAATGTATTAAAGACTTCCTAAACTTCTCACAGCATCAAGCTGAAAGGATTAATACAATGGGAGTGTTTAGGCAGTCATATAGAACCGATGGCACTAAGACTGCAGGGCAGTGGACCAAGGGCACAGGAACACCAGGATCTGCAGATATCTCTGCTACTATTTATGGGAGATCTGTAAAGATAGAGGTAAAAATTGGTAAGGATAAGCAGAGCTCAGTGCAGAAGGAATACCAAAAGATGATTGAAGCTGCAGGGGGGATCTATATCATAAGTAAGACCTTTGATGATTTCGTGCAATGGTATGATGAATTTAGCCAAAACTATAAAGCATAAGTGGTAAAAGTTGCCACATTACTTAAATAGAAATGATATAGCACTAAAATATAATATACGTACAACCTTAAAATATAGAAACGATATGAAAGCAACCCTAGAATTTTACCTACCTGAGGATAATGAGCAGTTTAACCATGCTACCAATGGATTTAACTATTACATGGCACTTGTGGAGATGGATCAGTGGTTACGAGGTGAGTACAAGTACAATAATAATGAGGAGATGTATGAGGTAAGGAATAAGCTTAGAGAAATAATTTCAGAAAATAATGTTAAAATAGAATAATAGTAGTATATTTGAAACAATTAATTAACTAACCCAATGGAAAAAACAACTACAAAGGCTGTAAAGCCTCAGGAGGTTGAGCAGCAGCCTGCTCCCTTCTATGTTCGCCTTCACAAGGCTAAACAACTAATCGGTAAAGTACATAAGAATGCTACTAACCCCCATTTTAAAAAATCTTATGCAGATATCAATAGCATCCTAGAAGCTGTTGAGCCTATCTTATTACAGCATGATCTACTTTTGCTACAGCCAATAGATGGTGGTAGTGTTTGTACTCAGCTAGTATGCATATACACTGGCTTTTCTATCTCTAGTTGTATGGCACTTGACTTAAATCTAGATGCACAAAAACAGGGCTCACAGATTAGCTACTTTAGAAGGTACACTATCCAAAGCCTACTAACTTTACAAGCCACAGATGATGATGGCCACATAGCTACAACTGCAAAGCCTAAGATAGATGCATGGAGATTTGCTGAGGCTGTTAAGACTATAGCAGATGGTAAGTTTACTATAGAGAAGTTAAAGGATAGCTTTGACCTTACAGAAACTCAAGAGAAATCACTGTTATTAATACCTGTAATATGAAAATCAGATGCTCAGCTATAGGTAAGATAATGACTTCACCCAAAACTAAAGGGGAGGTACTATCTCAGACTACCAAGACGTATATCCAGGGCTTAGCCCTGGCACACGTTTATGGTATCAGAAAAGAGTTTACTAGTAAGTATACTGATAAGGGTAATGAGTGTGAGGATATGTGCCTTAGCTTTGTAATGGATGTAATTGATAAAGGTTTCTTATTTAAAAATGAGGAGAACTTTAGTAATGAGTGGCTTACCGGTACACCGGATGTAATTACAGACCAGGTGCTAATAGATGTAAAAAATTCATGGAGTGGCAGCACGTTCCCCTGGTTTGATACTGAGTGCCCTAACAAAGAGTACTACTATCAGCTCCAGGGGTATATGTGGCTAACTAATAAACAGGAAGCACTGCTATGCTACTGCCTAACCAATACACCACATGCAATAGTAGAGCAGGAGGTAAAGAGTGCTCACTACAAGTTAGGGCTAATGGAGGAGAGCCTGGACTTAAGAGACCAGGTGCAGAAACAGCACAGCTTTAACCATATCCCTGATGCTAAGAGAGTCAAGACTTTTGTAATAAAAAGAGATGAGGAGGTGATAGAACAGATTAAATTAAAAGTAGAACAATGTAGAGATTATTTTAACCAATTAATAACACAATTATGATAAAGAACCTAGGAAAATGGGCAGATGCTGAAATGTATCTCACTAATTATTTTAAGAAAGGACGTAGTATAAAGCCTAAATTAAAATTTTACCACAAAGAAATGAGTACAGATGTTACTTTATTTACTGATGATGAGTTAAAAGACTTTAAAGGTGTGTATTTATGTTTTTTAGAAAGAGATAAATCTACTAATGAGTATTTTATACAGGATAATCAATTAGAAAAATTATATCATTTGCCATATAATAGTGAATATAGATCATCTAATGCTATTAAAAATGATAAGGGTATGTATTGCATAGAAACTTTTAATTTACAAACTGTAAGTTTGAATGATACTTTTGATAAAGTTTGGGATAATTTACCTGAGATTGATACTTATTATATTAGCCCTGAGTTAATGGCTAAGGCATCTATGAAAGCTATGCAGGCCCTGATAATATCACAGCCAAAGATTAGCCCTAAATATGCAGCAAAACAAGCTGTAGAATACGCTAATGAATTAATGAAAATACTAAGTTTATCATGATTATCCTACTATCAATACTACTAGCCCCTGCCATAGTGTGGGGGTGGTATTGTACTATCATGTACTTATTCACTAAGTTATGAAGAGCTACAAAAGGGATGGGTATGAGCTGCTATTATCTTACAACCCATGTGAGATATTTCATTACTACAACGTAACAGAAATGCATGGGCTTAATAAGGTGGCTTGTGAGCTTTACGATAATAATGCACAAGATGCATACT